TCCTGAAGTTAAATATCTTTCACCTGAACCGCTTGTAAATTATGATAATTTAGCATTAGCTGATTTTGACAACGTTCATTTTGTGGGTGATGCTTTAAGTGCCCGTGGAATAACAGTATCAGGAGCACAAGGAACTTATGTAGCAGAAAATATATTAAAAAATGAAAGACAAAGACAACAAGTGGCCAAATCCGAGGCGTATCAAGACGCCTGATGGGACTATTCTTCATGAATGGGATGGAAAACTCCATAATTGGGATGGACCAGCTCTTATACCTGAGGGTGATAAACGTAAAAGAGAATATTATCTTTATGGTATTCAACATACTGAAGAAGAATGGAAAGAAAAAAAGCGAGACAGAACAGGATTACCTTGGTACAAAAATCCTGCAATGAGAGAAAATGCAAGACAAGGAGGATAAAATGAAAATAGGACTTTGTGGAACTATGAGTGTGGGTAAAACCACTTTAGTTAAAGCACTTTCAGAACTTGAAGAATTCAAGAATTATGTTTGTACTACAGAACGTAGTCAATACCTAAATTCATTAGGTATTCCTTTGAATCATGACACAACAATAGAAGGTCAAACTATATTTCTTTCAGAAAGAGTAACTGAGCTAATGCAAGAAAATCTTGTTACAGATAGGACAATTATTGATGTAATAGCTTTTACAAATTGTGCTAAAAAAGTTAGTCATGTAGATTGTGATGCATTTGCAGAATATGCTTCACGATTTATAAAACAATATACTCATATTTTTTATATTTCTCCTGAAGGAATAGATATTGAAGATAATGGTATTCGTGAAACTAATGCACAATATCGAAAAGAAATAGATGAAGAAATTCAAAAACTATTAACAAAATATTGCCCAGTACATTATACACTTTCTGGGACAACTGAAAAACGTATTAATCAAATTATAGAAGTCATTAATTTTTAATATTTATTAACATGAAACTATGGAAATGGATAGTGGGATTACTAGCAGTATTTGGAGGTGCCGCTGCAGTAGCTTCTACTCAAAAGAAAAAAGAGCACAATAAAAAAGTTAAGGAAAATAAACAAAAAGTTAAGGCTGTTCAAGCTAAAACTCGTGGGGTAGAAGAAGCTAAAAAAGAAACTAAAAAGAAAATTACTCAAGTTAAAAAAAAGACTTCAACTACTAAAAAACAAGTAAAGGATACTACAACAGCTAAAAAAACTGTTAAAAACTTTGAAGGTAAGTATCGTAAAAAAAGATCTGGCCGTCCAAAAAAGAAATCATGAAACAATTACTATTAACTCTATTTTTAGGAGTATCTAGTATTTGTTATTCTCAAGATACTCTTCAAATCCCTTCAGTGGAACTTGAAGAGTTTTTCTTGGCCCTAGATACTCTTGAAGTTCAAGATTCACTAAAGGCAAGTTTAATTCTAGATTTAGAAAGGACTATAAAATTATATGAATTACTTGCCGAACAAGATAGTTTAATAATTAAGTTTAAGGATGAAGAAATCCATTTATTAAATGATCAAATCCAACTCCATTTAGATAGATTGGACCAAGTAGACAAATGGTATAACAAACCCGTAGTGGGTATAACAACTGGAGTTTTAAGCACTATACTTTTAATTCAAGTACTTGATTATACACTCCCTGAATGAGTGATTTAAAAAAAATAATAAGACAAGAGTATTTAAAATGTGCTCAGGATCCTATTCACTTTATGAAAAAGTACTGTATGATCCAACACCCCCAAAGAGGAAGAATTAATTTTCATTTATACCCTTTCCAAGAAAAAGTTCTAAATTTATTTCAAGATAATCCTTATTCTATAATACTTAAATCTCGCCAATTAGGTATTTCTACTTTATCTGCTGCTCATTCTTTATGGTTAATGATTTTTCATAAAGATAAAAATATTCTTTGTATTGCTACTAAACAAGAAACCGCTAAAAATATGGTTACGAAGGTTAAATTTATGTATGAAAATTTACCCTCATGGCTTAAAGTAGATTATGAAGAAAACAATAAATTAGCTCTTCGCTTACAAAACGGATCCCAAATTAAAGCAACATCTGCATCAAGTGATGCTGGTAGATCAGAAGCAGTATCACTTTTAATAATTGATGAGGCTGCTTTTATTGAAAATATTGGTGAAATCTGGGCTTCAGCTCAACAAACTCTTGCTACGGGTGGGGGGTGTATAGCATTATCTACACCTTATGGTACTGGTAATTGGTTCCACCAAACATGGATTAGAGCAGAAGCTAAAGAAAATGAATTTCTTCCTATTAAATTACCTTGGTATGTGCATCCCGAAAGAGATGAAGAGTGGAGAGATAGACAAGATGAATTATTAGGTGACCCAAGACTAGCAGCCCAAGAGTGTGACTGTGATTTTAGCACATCAGGAGATATAGTTTTTTATCCTGAATATTTAGAATTTATAGAAAAAACTACACTTACTGAACCCCTAGAAAGAAGAGGAGTAGACCAAAATTTGTGGATTTGGCAACCCGCTGACTATACAAGACAATATATGATATCTGCTGACGTAGCTAGAGGGGATGGTAAGGATTATTCGGCGTTTCATATTTTTGATGTTGAATCTGCTACACAAGTAGGTGAATATAAGGGTCAGGTTGGTACTAAAGATTTTGGTAATATACTCACAGCTATCGCTACAGAATATAATAATGCTTTACTAGTAGTTGAAAACGCTAATATTGGATGGAGTACTATACAAACTATTATAGAAAAAAATTATCCTAATTTATATTATTCTCCTAAATCTGATAATATAAATGTAGATACTTATTTAGCTAATTATGAAAATAATTCGAGTATGACGGCTGGATTTACTATGTCATCAAGAACTCGTCCTATGGTTATAGGTAAATTTCAAGAATATGTTGCGGATAAGGGGGTTACTATTCAATCTAAACGTTTATTAGAAGAAATGAAAACTTTCATTTGGAAATATGGTAGAGCAGAAGCCCAACAAGGTTATAATGATGATTTAATTATGAGTTTTGGCATGGGTCTTTACGTTAGGGATACGGCATTAAAATTTAGACAACACGGATTAGACATTACTAAGGCGGCATTAGGATCTTTTCATAAAACCACAACAAATTATCAAGGAGCCTATTTTTCTACAGGTCAAGATAACCCTTATCACATGGATGATGGAAAAGGTGGAAGTGAGGATTTTAGTTGGCTTTTGTAATATTTATTCATATATTAATATATTATGGCAGATACAAGTGTATTCACAAGATTAAAAAGATTATTTACGACTGATGTTATCATTAGGAATGTAGGAGGTAATCAATTAAAAGTCCTTGATTTTAGTAAATATCAAGTAGCAGGAGAAATAGAAACAAATTCAATGATTGATAGATACAATCGTTTGTATACTACAAATCAAATGCCTGTTTATAACCCTGCATTAAACTATCAAACTTTAAGAACCCAATTATATTCAGATTATGAGGCAATGGATACAGATGCTATTATTGCATCTGCTTTAGATATATTATCTGATGAATCTACTCTAAAAAATGAAATGGGTGAGGTTCTTCAAATTAAATCTTCTGATGAAACTCTTCAAAAAATATTGTATAATTTATTTTATGATGTATTAAATATTGAATTTAATCTTTGGATGTGGATTCGCCAAATGAACAAGTATGGTGATTTTTTCTTAAAGTTAGAAATTGCTGAAAAATTTGGTGTGTATAATGTTATACCTTATACTGCTTATAATGTAGTAAGAGAAGAAGGTATTAGTAAAGAATCGGGCCAATCTGAAGTTAAATTTAAATTTGATCCTGATGGGTTAAGTGGTGGAGGTCAATATGGTGGTTATTTTGGTGGTTTAGAATCTTCTGGAGGTAACTCTAAAAATACTAGAGCTATTTATTTTGATAATTACGAAATAGCACACTTTAGACTCTTATCAGACGTTAATTACCTACCTTATGGTAGAAGTTATGTTGAACCAGCTAGAAAATTATTTAAGCAATATACATTAATGGAAGATGCTATGTTGGTTCATAGAATAGCTCGTGCTCCCGAAAAACGTATATTTTACATAAATGTAGGGTCCATCCCACCTGCTGAAATAGAGAATTTTATGCAGAAGACCATTACAAAAATGAAGCGTACTCCTTACATAGACCAACAAACAGGAGATTATAACTTAAAGTACAACATGCAAAATATGTTGGAAGACTTTTACATCCCTGTAAGAGGAAATGATACCGCTACTAAAATAGAAACCACCCCGGGATTACAATATGATGGTATTACGGATGTAGAATATTTAAGAGATAAATTATTTGCCGCTTTAAAAATTCCTAAAGCATTTTTAGGTTATGATGAAAATACTGATGGTAAAGCTACATTAGCGGCTGAAGATATTAGATTTGCTCGTACCGTAGAACGCATTCAAAGAATAGTACTTTCTGAACTATATAAAATTGCTGTTGTTCACCTCTACACTCAGGGATATGATGGTGATGATTTAGTTAATTTTGAACTTAATTTAACTACTCCTTCAATAATTTATGATCAAGAAAGAGTAGCATTAATGAAAGAAAAGATGGATTTAGCTGCTCAAATGAAAGATAGCAAACTATTCCCATCTGATTTTATTTATGATCATTTATTCCACTTTAGTGAAGACGAATATCATGAATTTAGAGATTTAGTCAGGGAAGACTCTAAACGCACATTTAGAAACGCTCAACTAGAAGCAGAAGGAAATGACCCAGTTGAATCAGGACAGTCGTATGGTACCCCTCATGATTTAGCTTCGTTATATGGTAAAGGTAGATATTATGATGAACCAGATAATGTTCCTGCGGGTTATAATGAAAAGAAAAAAGGACGCCCTGAGGAAAAAGTTTCTAATATTAATACCCAAGATAGTAATTTTGGAAAAGATAGATTAGGAGTTAAAGCGATGAAAAATGATTCAAATGAATCCGATTCTATAAGACCTACATATAAAGGAGGTTCTCCACTAGCACTTGAAGCCAGAACGGCTTATTTACAAAATAAAGACATGCTTAAAAAATTATCAGTTAATCGCAAACAGTTAGTATTTGAACAAGAGGAATCGTTACTTAACGAAGATAATCTAAGGGAGTAAAAATCTTTATATATTTATAAAAAAGCCTAATAATGAAAATTAAACATTCTAAGTATAAAAATACGGGCCTTTTATTTGAGCTTTTAGTAAGACAAATAACTGCCGATACCCTTAATGGTGGTGAGTCTCCTTCTTTAAATATCCTAAAAAAATCTTTTGCAAAAACCGAACTAGGAAAAGAATATAAACTTTACGAATCTTTATTTAAAAATAAAAATATTAGCGAAGGTAAAGCTGAAATAACACTTAATACTATCTTAGAAGCTACCCGTAAATTAAATAGAAGTGCTTTAAGAAGAGAAAAATATAATCTTATTAATGAAATTAAAAATCATTATAATATAAATGAATTTTTCAAACACCAAGTCCCTAATTATAAAGGATATGCTGCTTTTTACAAACTAATAGAAATCTACAACTCAGATAAATTATCTGAAACTAATGAAATTATAGATAATAAAATTACTATATTAGAATGTCTAACTGAACGTTCTATTAGTGAAAAAAAGGTTAAACAGGATTTAGTTGAAGAATTTGGTAAATATGATAAGGATTTAAGAGTACTTACTTATAAGGTAATGTTAGAAAAATTTAATGGTAAATATTCTAATCTTAATAAGGGTCAAAAAGAAATTCTTAAGGAATTTATTACTTCTATTGATAATACTCCACGTTTAAAGGAAATTTATAATACTAAAATTAACGAAGTTAAAAAATCCCTTAAACTACAGGTTAAAAGAGTAAAGGATAAAGCTACTAAAATTAAACTATTAGAAGTAGTAAATTTACTTAAAGATTTAGATAAGAATTCTCGTATTAATAATGATGATTTAATTAATCTTCTTCAGTATTATGAGTTAACTGAGGAATTGACTAAAATAAATAAGTAATGCCTATTAAACCATCAGAATTAAACCCTAACTTCCTTAAAAAAATTGAAGATAAGTACGGGCCTATAAGCCCAGATGATTTTTTTTCAGATGATTTAGAAACTTATTTTAAAGCTGATGACCCCTCTGAAAGAGGAGAAGGTGGGGGTGTAACTTCTACAGTTATTAGACTTCCTAGTTTTGTGAAGTTATTTAAAACTTTAGACAATGCCAGAGATATTGCTAAGGATTTAACAACACAAAAAGATTTAAGAGGTGATGAGGATTATAAGGAACAATATAAAAAAGTTTTAGATACCTTTAATGCTTTTAGAACATTTTTTAGAACAAATTATCCTGACCAATATGCTATGATAAAATCCTCAGTTCAGGAACGCTTAAAAGAAGCATCAATAACTGGGGGTTCTGCTACATTTACTCCTGGTACAGGGGCACAGTATGCCACACCTTATGCATTTGGAAAAGCCCCAGTTTCTACATATACTAAAATGGGTTACAAACCAGTTAATCGTAAAGCTTTAAGAAGAAAATCAAAAGGGTTTGATTACATTGATTTATATAAGGACTAATATTTATAACCATGAAAACATTACAAGAACAATATAACTTAATTAAAGAAGGAAAGGGATACAAAGATGTATTTACAAAAGAAGCAAAAAGATTGTTTCCTAGTATTGTTCCTAATAGCGCTACATTTAATCAGACTACTAAACTATTAAAACAACGTAGTGTGATTAGTGAAAATATTTTTCCTTTAATGACATCTTCTGGGTTAAATCCCTTCTCAACTTTTGATAAGTATATAAATGAAGAGGCTAAAGCGACAGAGAAAAAAACTACTAAAGAAGTAGAAGAAGCTGAAATTGCGGGGTATGATTATAAAGATCCTAAAAATTTAGATAATCAAATTTTTGATCAATATCTTAAAGGTGTTAAATTTGAATTAGAACAGGATCCTGGATTAGATTTAGGAGCAGCAAGAGAAAAAGTTGGTAAAAATTTAGAAAAAGATCCTTTATTTTATATGAAAAATGCCGCTTTTGGTGTTAAAGATATAGGATATCAAGAATTAAAAAATCAAGAAGAACCTAAAGGTAAACATAAATCCTCTGGCTACGGAGACTTAAAAGAAAATAACATGAGCACATCAGAAAATTTAAAAGAATTATTAGAAGAAGCAGTAGCTGGGGTTCCATCTATTGGTAATCCTTTCCTTAATCGTAAAAAAGAAAATTACGAATCTAAGTTTGAATCTTTTTTAGCAGAAGAAAAAGATAAAAAAATGGATGAAGCTGATACAGATGCTAAAAGAGCAGATGATGCTAAAAGATTAGGTAAAAAAGGAGAAGAAAATATTTTTGGAGCAGGTGTAGAAAAAGGAGAAGAAGTTGAAAAAGCTAGAATGAAAAAAGAAGGTAGGATGAAAATGCCTGAAGTTCTTAAAGAAGCAGAACGTTTAGGTGAAATGGCTAAAAAGAAAGTTGCTATGGAAGTTTATAAAAAAGCCATGCAAGAAAGAAAAAAAGCTATGATGGTAAGTGAAGACGAATCACTTTCAGAATTTATCAACCAGGAAGCTATTAGAGAAGTTAAGAAAGAAATTTCTGAATTAGAGAAAAAATATATGGCTGCTGAAGCTGACTACAATAATATGAAGAAATGAGGCAAACCCTTATAGAAACTCAACTCTTTGAACTTTCCCCTCAGGCATTAACTGAGGCTAAAACATCTGAAAGAGGTAACTTACTTGTTTCGGGTAGGTTACAAGCTGCTCAGACTAAAAATGGTAATGGAAGATATTATCCTAAAGGAATTTTACAAAGAGAAGTTGAAAACTATAAAAAGGGACCCGTTAAGGAAAATAGAGCATTAGGTGAATTAGATCATCCTGATTCTTCTATTATTAATTTAAAAAATGTATCCCACAATATTAAGGATATATATTTTCAAGGAGATGATGTAATGGGTGTAGTAGAAATACTACCCACCCCCTCAGGCAACATATTAACAGAATTATTTAAAAATGGAATTACGGTAGGTATTTCTTCTAGAGGTATGGGTAGTTTAAAACCTATGTCTGATGGGGTTCAAGAAGTACAAGATGATTTTGAGTTATTATGCTTTGACTTTGTATCAACCCCATCTACTCCAGGGGCGTACATGCATACTATTAAAGAAGGTTTAGAGTCTCCACCATTTAAATCTAGTGAGTATAATAAAATAAACGAAATAATAACAGAAATATTATGTAATAATGGGCAATGTCCCATAGTTTAAAAGAAAAAAGAACGTAAATCGCGTTCTTTTCTTTTTTTCATATATTTACATATGAATATACCGTCAGTCTATACGGTATTTAATTATTTATTAATCACTATTACGCTTCTACAG